GGAGTTTTCATTTTATTTAATTTTTAAGAATTCCATATTTTCTCAACAGATGAACTAAGTTCATTTAAAATATCCTCATGTAAAGGATTCTTTAAATGCTCTACAACATCAGATACATTTCTACCTAGAAGTGACCCTGACTTTGCATGGTATATATATCCATCCGGCTTACTAATAATATACTTAAAAAAACTGGAATCACGAACAATTGATTTAATTTTTAGTGTTTCCATATCTAAATTAGCTGCATCAATAAATGATTTTGCTGATCTTTCTTTATTACTTTCAGAACCTTCCCCATTAATATGTCTATCCATATTTTCATAAATAACATCTAATGGAGTTGATTTTCTATACTGTGAACTATTACCATCAACAAGTTTAGCAATATAGAATAACTTAGTGCTGTTTTTATCATACAGTTTTTGTAATTCAGCAAGAGCTTTATTACGCATTTTTTTGTATTCAGTTCTAATTACTGATGTTTCTTCTTCTCTATCTAAATAAAATTTAGGAGGTGTTGGTCTAGATCTTGCATCCTCATAACTTTTTGCAACAATAGAAAAACCTCCGGCTTCAATTGCCATAAGTTTAATTCTATCAAAAGGATTATTCATATCTAAGAAAAGTGGCTCATTACCACATTTAATATCTATCTTATTCCAGAACTCTTTGTTATCTGGTTTAAGAAGTTTTACTTGATTCCAAAAATCTTTATCCTCTGGATCAATAAGATTTGCAGCTAGTTCTTTTTCTAAGTCTGCGACAGTTTCTCTAATTTGTCTTACTCTAGCTTCTCTTTCTTCTTTGGGTAATAGTTTTATCTCAGGTGCAAATTCATTTAAACCTGTGATGTATCTTACTACTCCATTGATTTCTAAACAAGCTAATTGTTCTTGATGTCTTACACCATCATATAGTGCAAGACCATACTCTTCTAGACCCATGTTAGTATTGTTTGAGTCTACAAAAGGTCTGACAGCTAATTTTGTTTTTCTTACGCTGCCAGTTTCTACCATTGTGAATTGAGTTTCCATTTTTTGTTGGTTTTTGTTTTTGTTGGTTATTAAAATTAAAATTTAAAAAAGAGGGAGGAGTTTCCTCCTCCCCTTTTTACTATATATGATAGATTAGAATGATCCGCCAGTAACTGGGTTTCTCATAACAATCTTGAGGACCTTAGTAGGGTCTTTTACCCAAATAGCTGGGAATGTTTGGGTCATCATTACACGGTATCCGTTGAATTGTCCAGAAGACTGGAATCCTTGGGTACGTCCCATGTAGTCCATAGTACCATTTTGATACCACCACTTCAATTGATTATCCCAAGACAATTTCAATAAGTAGATATTGTCATTAGTATTATCAGTGATATCAAAGATAATGAATGAATAAGAAGATAATGGGAAACCATCAATGATTGGGTTCTCAATATCATTTGTATGGATGTTGTCAAATGCTGGGTTAAGAACAAACTTAACATTTGCCAAGAATGGAATTACATATGAAGTATAAGCAAATCCAAAGTTCAAGTCCATACCTTTACCAGTGATAGCACCGATATCAGCAGCTTGGATAGTAAGACCAGAAGCAATTGCTTCTCTTTTAATAGCCTCATTTACCATTCTCATTCCACCCATACCAGTTTGAACAACTAAAGATCTTTTTGGATCTGGACCTTGGAACTCAACTTTACCATTGAAGAAGTTGTAGATTTCTCCACGGAACAAATCAAGTGTAAAGTTATTTTTATTGTATACTCTTTTGAAAGAGTTATCCAACTGTTTCCAAAGACCTACAGAAAGTCTCATGTCATCAGCACCATCTTGACGCAATCTACCTCCATGTCCCCACATTAAGTAAGTTTCAATATCAGTAGCAATTTTAGACAAGTGAGCTGCTTCCATTTGAGTCAAGAAAGTTCTAGAAAGATCACCATTATCAAATGCTCTTTTAACTTTATCTTTACCCATAACTTTGATCATGTCCTCTAATGAAGTAATAGAAGGATCATTAGTAGCACCAAAGTTTCTCCAGATTTCTGTTACAGGGATAGTTCCATCTGCATTCATACCACCTTTGATCATCAAGTCAGCACGAGAAGATACTGAATAATGTACGTGAGCTTCTGCTCCTCCTACAAAGTTGTAGAATTCACGGAAACCTGTTCTTGTAGTGATATCAGAAAATCTTTCACCATACTCACCTCTTGCAGAACCTTTTCTAAAAAGTTTAGTTCCGTTAGTAAGATATTTATGATCTAAGAATTTATAGTTGTCATTGTTAACCAATTGTACAGTATAAACAAATCCATCTCCAATAGGAAGAATGTCTTCATCTGTAATGTACATCTCAACTCCGTTATATTTGTCATAAGTGATGATATCACCATGTCCAAACTCACGTCTGTTAACTTTGATTTTAAAAGTTGAACCATCTGTACCAAGAATTCTCTGTGGGCTTTCAATGTCCTCAACAATATAAGGAAGGTCAATAGATACAGGAGTCTGCCATCTATACTCTCCTCTGTGGTTATCCACATTAATTACATTTTTACCACCAAAGCTAGACATTTGGTAAAGAGGCATTTCTACCTTTTGAGCCATTGCCCAAAGGTCCACTGGACCTAGATCCATTGGTTCTGCATCCTTCAACATGTTAACCAAGTGGTAAGAGTCTACGTGTGAACTTGCCGCATAGGCTGTATCCCGTAGAAAGATACCATTGTTTAAAACTGGAGTTGCCATTTTTTATTTGTTTTTAAATTGTTACTAATTAAAACCGCTTAAATATATTACTATTTGAACGGGATATTGTTCTTGTTGGTTTAGAAGAACTTCTTGGTTCTGGTCTGTCCTCTACACCATTTGAAGAAGTATTTTTTCTTGCTTCTTCTGTTTTAAGTTGTCTTACTGTTTTTTCTATAGTTTGTTTACTTCCTTGATCTCTTACTTTATTTCTATAACCATCTGGATCAGAAAGTAACCATAATGCTTCCGCAATAAGATCATGTCTTGGTTCTACAAACTGATACTTTTCCAAAAGGTGGCCTAGTAAGTTTGTAGGTCTACCAGAAATTGATGGATAGTTAGGTTGAACTAATCCAGAATATAAATTACTTTGAACTTTTCTATCAAGTTTGATTCCACTAAGTTCACCAGCTGATAATGTATTATAAACATTATCCTGGTAAGCTTTAGCTTGTTCAGCTTGTTGTTGCTTTTTATATTCTTGTTCTGCAAGTTTTCTATTTACAATATCTTCTTGCATTTTATCCAATTTCGGTTTGAATTGTTTAGCCTTTTGCTCAAGTCTATTTAATTCAGACCAATCTTGAATTTCCTGTTCAATTTCTTCTGGAGTACCAAATTGTGTAGCATGTAAATACTGTCTTGCAATTTCTGCTTGATCATATTCATCTGATGGATCTAATTGTCTCATCTCTTCCACATGCGCAAGAGTTCTGAACAGACCTTTAAGATCTGTACCACCATCTGCTACATATTTAGCAGCATACTGAAGTTCTTGAGGTAAAGCTTGAAAAAACTCTCTAGGAGTATTTTCTCTAATTTGATTTTCTCTTTCTTGGAAGTTAGCTTCAAAAAGCTCACGGAAATCTTTTGTAGTATATTCTTCTAATGGTTTATCATCATCAAAAGGTACTAAAGATCCTTCCTCAATCATTTTAGATGCTAAATCATATAAGCCAGATTTATCTACTTTAGGTCTGCCTTTATTACCAGCATCTTCTTCTTGTATAATTAAATCATTCAGCTCATTGATTGTTTCTTCAACTTCTGCTTGTTTTTCAGCAGCACTTGATTTATCATCATTAGTTTGTGCTCCTGGGTTGTCAAAGAACGTCATATCTGTCTTCTCTGCTTTGAAGACTGATTTTTTCTCAGGCTCTTTTTGATCATCTGGTAACATTATGCTTTCTGCACCAGGGGCTCCAAAAAGAGCATCAATATCTACATCTACTTGACCTACCGTTGTAGAGTCTTGTACCTGTTCATCAGGGTTTAAGTTTTGATCACTCATTTGTTGTTGGTTTTTTGTGTTATACTTTAATATACTAAATAAACTTGGGAAATTTAAAATTTAAAAATTAATTTTTTGCACTATATAGCTAAGTCTATTTTTTCTTCTTATCAGAAGATTTAGAATCGTACTTATTTTTATTTACCCTAGCTATTTCTAACTGTTTATTTGCTATATCTTGTTGTACTTGAAGCTTCTGTTGTTCAATGTCCATCTTCTGTGAATGTTTGACCATATCATCACTTTGCTTCTGTCTTTGTACATCCATTTGACTTTGATACTGTTCTGTTTCCCGGATTTCTTTCATAGCATCTTTAAAATCAGATTGTTGGTTCTGATTAACATCTGCCATAGATCCGTAACCAGCTGCTCTAATTTCAGCTACAGTAATGTCTTTTTGAATCATCTTATCATCTCTTTGAGCAGCAGCATCAATTTCCATTTGTTTTTGTTTCTCTTGAGAAGCAAGTTGTTCTTGTTGCATTTGCTGTTGCTGTTGCATTTCTTGTTGTTTCTGCTCTTGTGCTCTCTTCTCAGACATTTTCATTACTGTATTAATCTCAGAGATTGAGTCAGACTGAATAAGTTTACCTAAGTCATAAATAGATGCTCCTGTAGTATTATTCTGTAATGCCATTTGTTTTAACTGCTCTAGGATAGCTCTATGATTTGCATTTGTACTACAGAAAATATTTAGATCCCTCATTAAAAGGTCTGTACCATCAACTTGAAAAGTTACCTTTTCATCTAACTCTGTAACATATGTAAGTCTTGTAGATGGTTTTGTAGAATGATAATACTGAGCAAGATCTGTTCTCATCTGATGTACTCTTGGCATTAAGTAATCACAGTGTTGAATAAAGTACATTTCTGTTTGTGCATATGATGCAGCAGCAGCTTGCTCTACTCCAGTAGCTGTCATCTGAGATAATTGTTGACCCATTCTTTGTGGGTTAACTCCAATTACTTCATATGCTTGTTGTTTAAAGTGTGTTGCAAGTTGTACTCTGGACATTAATCTTTCCGTCTGAGATAGATCAAGCTTTTGGAAGTGCTGGAAGTTTAATGCATTTTCAGTGTTTGTAATAGATGTATCTAATGGTAACATCTGGAAATTTTTCATTGCTACATAAGCTTTAGCTAAATTTCCTTTACCCCAATCTTCACCTAATGAATGTCTTGGTAAAGTATTTTGGTCTAACATAATAATAGTACCAAGCTCATCTACTAAGATGTCTGCTATCTGATTATTTACAATATTGTATCCAATCTGATATGGCTTCATTAAATCAAGTAATGCAGTTGATCTAGTATTTCTATCTGAGAATACTGATCCTTCTACTGGAAGTTTACATCCATATAATGAATTATCACCTTTGAATTGAAACTTTAAAGGTCCAATCTTTGGTCTGTTTACTCCAATATAAATAGGAGTAAATCCTCCTGGATTATTCATACCCCAATAAGAAGGAATGTTTGGTCCAATCTTAATTCCACCCCATACTTCATTAATCCAGATCCAATCTATGTGTTCTCCAAATATTAAATTGTCTTTGGTTTTATTCTTAAACAATCTAGTATCATAAAGTGGCTTATCAGTAATTGAGTAGTCTTCACTAATTATTTCTGTAGTTACTTCACCAAGATCATTTACTTTAGTTAAGTGTCCAACCTTCTTCTGTGATTTCCAGTAAGCTGTAGTTATTCTTAATAGATAAGCAGTTCCTTGATCAACATAGTCTTCTCCTTCAGCAAGTATTTGTGTAATAATATCAGAACCATCTAATACATTTCCTGCCATAAATGATGTATACTGTCTGTATGCTAATGATGGCATATTAGTATTCCAATCATGTGATTTTGTTGCATCATAAAAGGATCCGTCATTTTGCAATCCACCAATGTTATATGCAGCCGATCTAATTGGATAAATTGATTCAAGAGCTTCCATTTGTTCTTCTGACATCAAATAACCATACTTATCTATGACATCTGATGCAGTCATCATATCTGTTTTACCTACCCAGTTGGCTTGTGAGATATATCTATTATCTGGAGATTTATGATAGAATGTAATTACAGGATTCCAAAGTTCTACTTCATAATCATCTTCCATCATTCTGAAGTGCCAAAACTCTCTGTCTGTAATTAACATGTCTCTGAAACCTCTTTCTTCAAGCTCATCCATTCTAAATCTTTCCACATCTACTTTGTGCTGATGAGATGCCCATTGCTCAATCAAGGATCTGTAATCCTTTTGAAAAAACTTTTCAATTTCAGGTAAAGATTTGATATTATCTGGGGCTAATTGCTGTTGTGCTTCTTCAGAATTTGGATCCAATCCTTGCTCTAGTAAAGCAGAAATAATTTTTGTTTGAGCATCTGCCATAAGTGTTTCTTCAATCATGGCTCTTTTTTGTTCTAACATTTCATTGTATGAAATATCATCAACAGCTCTATAGGTTAACTTAGTAGATCTTTTAGCAAATTCAGCTACAAGAACATTAATAACATTTGGAATGATGGGATAGAACTTTAATTCTAATGCAGAAGAATCTTCTTTTGTAAGTAATTCAATTATATCTCTGTACTCATTATCTTCTTCAACAATATAATCTGTTCTATCAATAATACCTTTTGCTAACTTGTAATTTTTCATTAGTCTTCTGGCATTTCTACGGATTTGTTTTAATCCTTGCCATTCTAACCAATCCAAATTCCAAGCAGCCCATTCTTCATCTTTTTCTTTTTTAGAAAGAAATTGCAAAGGTTGAGTTACACTACCTAACCGGTTTTGTTCAACTTTTGCTCCCTTCTTTAATTGCATCGCATTATATACCTGCATAACTCTTATTTAAAGTTTTTGAATGGTGATCTTTTAATACTATTTGAATTAAAAGACGAGTTGGTTCCAATATTGCGGAACGGACTCTTATTTAATTTAAACAAATTTTCTGACTTTTGCAAGTTTTTAGAGGCATCATCACTAATATGTCTTTTTAAATATCCTCTATTAGATTCTTGTATTTTCATAAAAGAAACCAAAGCTGCAAAGGATACTAGTCTATCCACGTTAAGACCATCTCTATATTCTTGCATTTCTCTTATTAGCATAGGATCTGGAATTCTTTCTATGCCATATTTTGTTTTCACAATTGTACCATCTGGTTTTGTTTCTACATCTAATTCTTCTTTAGTAAATTCTATAGCATAACTAAGTAAATGAGCTTTAAACAATGTACCTGTATTTTTCCAACCATATTCCTGGTAAACATTTGCATTTGCTCCTAAATCTTTTAGGAAAAGAATTTGACTCTTAGGTACAAGATATCTTTGTTTTCTTCTTGATATCATATATTGTATAAATAGAGATATATTATTTTCTACAACTGTCCAAGCATTGTACCACTCAATAATGAGTTCTAGCATTTGATGAGTTT